ATTAGATCTTCCCCAAAATTGTCCGCTGCCCACAACCTTAAAGTTTGACCAGCCAAAGAACCTGAAGAAGAACCCCAAGTAAAGCGACCCCATGTTCCTGCACCCCAACCAGATCCAAGGACCGTGGTATTAAGACCAGTAAGTATCTGAAATGCCGCTGTGCCTGAACTACCTCCCCCTGCTGTAGTGCCTGATGTAGCTGCTCCCGCTGTTGTTACAGTGAAAGTAGTGGTGCTGGGAATAGAAGTAATTTCATGTTCGATATTTAATTGAGCCGCAGTTATACCATCTGTTGTGGTTAAACTGGCTAATGTAACAAAATCACCTGTAGCCGCTCCATGAGCAGTTTGCGTTGTTACAGTAACAACACCGCTTCCTGCTCCCCCTGAAGTATTAATAGGATCTGAACCCAAATTAAGAGTAGAGCGGATAGGGGTTATGTCGCTAAACGTACCAGAGTTTTCAAGAAATACTTTCTTTTCAGTGCCAATAAACAACAAGTTAGCAGAGGCCAACGTAACAAAATCATATATTTTACGAGCAGTACCTATAAATTTGTCATTAGAAACCCTTTGCCAGCCACCTATACTTTCAGGATACCCCGACCTAAAACGGATCTTATCGCCATCAAACCAACCACCTTCATTAGAGTAGTTTGTACCCTCTCTGTTGATTCCGGGTTTGAATTGTAGTTTGCTTAGTGGCATACATCAATCCGCATCTGCAATGGTTAGTTCGCCAGCGTCAATCTTGGCCTGTATATCGTCAGGTAAACTGTCTTTATTTGCACGAAGCCACGCTTGAAACTCAGGGTCTATGCTAATACAACTTCTTGCGCCATCGCCATAAATGTCTACACCCTCAAAAGCCCTACGAAAAGAATAACTCATAATTCTGCACTCCACGCTAAGTATGCTGATGTGTTTGCAGCCCGTAAAGTAGAGGCATTTCCAGCAGTCAATACACTTGCAGTTATAAAGTGGGTGTAAGCCGTATTTGTTGTAGTTCTAATAAGAGTTGGTACATCGTTACATGCTACAGAACCACTTGCTGTCCTTACTTCGTAATCAGTCGCTGTTCCAGATGATTCTAGGGCAGTTGGACTAGCCCTCATTGTTACAGGGAAACTATTCGTACCATTAGCGGTAGTAGTTGTGTCATTGTCTGCAACCATAAAAGTATCATATTGAGTATCTACACTTATTTTATAATAATACCGCTGACACTTGCGTAGCGTAGTTCCTATGTCCTCATGCTCAAAAGCGGTGGCTACATCTCCTTCTTCAAGCTGGATGCCTGTGACGTACCATTCATTGTCTGTGCTATCTGCTAGATTAACATTTAGTCCAGCCGCAACATTTGCATTGGTTGTGTTTTCCCAAGTATTGCTAAGTGTTCCAGAAGTGTAGGTTGTTCCAGAAGCTAGCCACCAATACATAACCGCTGTTAACGCATTATCATTATCAAAAGCTGTTGCTGTATCAGCGGCAATAGGAAATTCAACTTTTTGCCATGTATTAGCTTGAGATACTGTATAAACTTTTCCACAAGTTCTGTTTGTCCCACCTGTTACTATGTTTTGAAAATTTACAACATAGTTTCCAGTTTTGTTTGTCTTTACCCAAAAAGATAAAACCATGTTTTTTGCGCCTGATGTCCCATAATTCAAACGCTGCAATTCTAAACCCTCAAATCTATAACCAAGAATACAGACATCACCAGCAGACAAAGACGCATCGGCTGTTGTGCAGTCTAACTTATAAGAATTAACAAATCCTTGACCGCTTGGCACATCTGTTGATTGGCTTTGCGTCCAAGTGCCAGCAGAACTTATCTCTGGGTTCATTCTGTCTACTGTTCTAACAGTGCCAGTTGTGTCACTTGCCGCCGAGGTTGCTCTTTGTGCAATAACCATCGCCCCATTTTTTACAATATTCTTGTGACCTAACGACTTTTGCCCACCAATCAATGCGGCTAGTTCTGCTGCTTTACTCATGCGAGGTCTCCTAAAACTTGAATAGTAACTTGATTTGAATCAAATCTACCACTAGAGCCATTTTCGTAATTTGTATTATAAAGAGACGCAGAAGTTGTTGGTGCGGTTGTATCTATCGCACATGAAACAGTTACCAGCGCATTACTATTCTGACCCGCAGTCCCTGCGTTAGCATAGTCATCGTTTGCAAAATTGCTGCTCCAAGACAAAGTGTAGATTCCCACATCAGAATCTGTGAGGGAACTTATATTATACGAATCACGAATTGCAACAGTTCCAGCACCATTAAAATTAACCCAAGCCTTTGCACTACCATTGAAGACAACGCTAGTAGCCACGCTGTTATTACCGCTGGCATCCTTTAATGTGTTAACTCTAAGTTCGCTTGCCATTACGCTAGGTCTCCTGATACCATTCCGTTAGATATACCATCAGCGTAGTTGCCACTGTCATTCACAGTCTCTAACTTATAGGTGCTTGCTGTATCTGCTTTTCCCCGATAGGGGTAACCCGAAACTGCTGAATAACTAACACAATAATCTTGTGCAGTATTCATAGGGTTAGCTGTAGTTATAAGTGTCCTGCCAGTTCCTTCGTCACTAAAGCTGCTGTTATTTAAGCTGTCACCAACAGTACCAGAAGCAGAACTTGCGTTTACAGTCCACGCTTTAAGTATGCCCTGTTCTAAAGATTGTGTAGCACTAGAGCCAACAGTCACGGTAATTGTTTTAGCGGTGCTTACACCTGTTAGTGTATCTACTTTAAGAATACTAGCCATTATGCAAGGTCTCCATGACAAACTGTTCTGACACTAGCGTCCACATATGAAGAACCAGTATAATTTCTTGTAGCCCAAGCAGATGTTGTTAAACCACTTGTCCACTGTTGGTTTTCATTATTGTCTACAGTAAACGTAGGAACAGTATTAGCGTCACTAAAGCTATTAGTTACGTTATGCGTTTGTATTCCAGTACCTGTGTCACCTAATGATGAGATGCCAAAGCTATTGTTTATTGTAGTTCCCGCACTGTTTGTGTTGTTCCACGCTTTTGCCGCGTGTTGCTTAGTCAACCCAACAGGACCAGTGCCAGCCTTATCTGCAATAGTATCTACATTCAATACGCTGGTCATACGATACTCCAATATCCATTAACAGTGACGGTGGCAGACTGTGTAATAGGGCCAGCCGATACGCCATTCTCATCGCTGTCAATCGTAATGTCTGCGCTGATGGTCTGCCCATTCAAGCGGATGATGCTGTTGTTGCCCTTGAAGGGGTAGCGTGTGTCAGCCTCTGCCTTAGTGTAGCTGTTTGCTACAGAGAAGGTATCATAGATAACCATCTCAACTACGTCATTGAGGGATGCCCCTGTGACCAGTACCATTGTTGTACCTGTCGTAGCTGTATAGTCTGTACCGGGTTTGAGTAGGACACCATTCTGATATACGTCCATATACAGGCTATCCTGATAGGATAACACCTTACTGTCGGCATCGCTGCCACTAAAGCTAGTCTGTCCTGCTGTCGCTTGATATACAAAGCGATTGCGGAAACCTACTGATGGGGATTTACCTATGTATGGCATTACGCTAAGTCTCCGTGAAGTAGTATCATATTTTCTAAACAATCTGTAATTGCTATAGTGCCTTCCACTCTAAAAGTATAAAATGGATTAACAGTCGTTGAAATACTACCTACTTGTGTGGTGTCTCTAGAAATAACTACGGCATCATTAAAACCACCTGCACCCGAATGAAAAGCACAACCAGACATTGCATAATCATCATTACCCATTGCGTTTGACATATTCATTGAAAAAGTACCAACACCATTATCAGTAATACTAGCAATATTGATTGAATCACGAACCGCAACACCACTAGCATTGAAATTTACCCAGCTTTTCGCCAACCCTTGCTGAACAGAAGTGGTTACAGCACCGCCTTCAGACGTAGCTGTCAGGCTTGCACCCAAGCCATCCTTTACAATCTGTGTTAGTGCCATAACCTATCTCCTTATGCGTAAGGGCTATCGCCAAGTACGCTTGTATCCCAAGCTGCCTTGAGTTTAGCAATTGTGTCTGCACTACCAATTGCTGAAGCGGCTGGTGCATCACGCAGTGCAGCTTTCTTAGTTACTGATGCTGCTTTTGCATCTGCGTCATCAGCTTCTAGTGCCTTCATGTACACGACATCCTCTGCATCAAGCAGTGGTGCGCGAACCTCACGGATTTTGTCCTTGAAGATTGCTTTGGCTGCAGTCATGTCTTCTGTAATGACTGTGCCATTTAATGACCATGCACCACGAAAGTGACGGTCAGAAGGTACGGTTGCTGTTGAGGCATCAATCTGATTCCCGTCCTTGTCTACGATGTATGTTGTTGCCATTAGGTTTCTCCTTATGCGGCTAAATCAGTGACGCTAAGTTCTTCAGTAATCTTCCAAGCGTTGCGCCACTCACGTGTACCCGGAAGCTGTTCTTTACGGCATATAACCATTTTAGGTTTGTTGCCCTCATCCCAATTGCGCCATACGTGTTGTGGGCAATCTTTCATAATTAGGTATTCTATAGCTTGCTCTTCTGTCATCGCCTCTACAGGCTTTGTGTTATGTAGCAAGTGTCCTCTGGTATGCTTTACAAAGTCAGGCTGTGCCTCATCTTTAGCTAGTTCCCAGTAGACTTGCACTGGTGGTAGGATGCCGCCCTGTAGCGCACAAGCCATCCAGTTAGGGTCAGGTACAAGTATCTTAGCGCACTCATCAATGTTGTCCTCGTAGACTACACGATAGTCAGACTGTACACCGTCTAGGTTTTCTTTTGCCCAACATAGTCGGTCAAATAGGTGTGTGCCTTGAAACTGTGGTGTGTTCATTATGCAAGGTCTCCAAATAATATCCCATCAGTAGCGTTTAAATCTTTGCTACCATTGTCGTAGTTGTATCTTCTATAAGAACCAGTTGCACGATTAAGCCCATAATAAGTAAAAGTGGCGTTGGTATCTTGCGCTTGAGCATGAGCAACTACATTGTAATTAACAGAACTCATACTGTTAGTTGCTTGAGGGTCATAAGAGCCAGTGCTTACATCGGTGATGCTAGACACATTAAAACTGTCCTTAATGGTCGTTGTTGCTTGGTTATAGTAATGCTTCTGTCTTGCACTACCATTCACCACAAACTGCGTATCAAGTGACCCAGCGGTGCTATGCTCAAGGGTATCTGCTTTGATTTTTCCTAGTGCCATTATGACCACTCCTCAGTAGGCGCATCAGGCCAAGTTGGGCTAGATGGGTTTGTTCTACGAATGGTACGGATGCTTGCACGATATGTTTTAAACAATGCTACACAGTCACTGGTCAACCCGCTGTCAGGTAGTTGTGTCCAGTCGGTTGCCTTTAAGATAGCTTCGGCTGTGTTTATGGCGTTTTGCTCATCCGTATCAACCGGCAGGTGCATTGATATATTTTTATAATTTGCCATGTCTGCCTCCTATCCTAAAAACGCAAGTGACATGCCACTATAAACAGAATCATAATCTAAATATAAATCTTGATTCGATGACAGTTGGATTACATCATTTACCGCTAACTGCAAGATAACAGTGCCGCTAGCACCTCTCTCATCATTTATGTAAAACCTAGCTTGATTAGAAACGTTTTGATTTTTAGCTATTCTAATCTCGCCACTACCCGAATTGAGCCACAAACCCCACGCTGATACTAAATACGCCCCTGCAATCGGGGCAGTAAAAGCATGTGTTGTGTTACTCCAATTAGGATGAGTTCCGTTAGTGCCGCCCTGCGTTACAAAGTTAAACGGAACACAGCTAGTAAGCCCCAATGAAGTGACATTGGCTGTGTAATTACCAGAGGTACTGTTAAATCCCACATTTAAAGCAATTTTATTTGGCATAGCAACACGACCACTGCTATCAACTGTAAATGCTGTAGTGTCGTTTGTATGAGCAAGTTCATTTACAAGTATCTTACTCATGCTAGGTCTCCCGCACTTTCAACAGAATTGTATTTGTAATCAAAAGCGGCTGCACTAGTGTTGTTAGCATACACTGATACAACTTCTATTGAACTTGTAAGTATATCCGCTGAATTAACAGGGTTAATATCAAGGGAGTAGGTCGTCAAATCATTTACATTACCAATACCGCCATTATGTGTCCGACCCATCGCAATGGCAAAATTATTGGTGTAATTTAATCGCTGCTGACCTGTACCAATGTCGGTAAAACTACTGTTGTTAAGACTATCATAAGCAACACCAGAACCGCTTGTTAAATCATAAGCAGCAAAATGTTTCATTGTTCCTATTTTAGTCAGCGTAACAGGGCCGCCGCCTGTACTCTGAATGGTATCTGCTTTTAATGTACTCATAGCGTCACCAATGTCCCACCGCTTTCAACGGTCAATGTAACACCACTAGCCACAGTAAACGGACCAGTTACGTTGGCGTTCTCTGTAGCTAGGATGGTTGTATTTGCTGTAAGGGATTGTGCGTTAGTACGGAACAAGCCACCAGCCTTGAAGTTACCCTTGTTCTCAGCGGGTGGTGTAATTGTACCAACTTGGGGTGCTAGGTAGTTTACAAAGATGTTACCTGTACCAGAGGAAGGGGCAGCAGTAAATGTGAGTGTAGTGCCATCAGGAATGGTATAGGCTGCGGTATCCTGTACGACACCATCGACTGACACCAGTACGTCTTGCACAGAAGATACTGTGGTAGTCAGTGTAAATGTAGTATCGGAACCATCACCATTAAAGCGTTGTACAGCTTTAGTAGCTTGATAAGAACCCGGAACTTTTTGACCAATATACGGCATTATCTATTCCTTATGAACTAATAGTATCAACTACAGAAACCCAAACATCTGCGCTTGATGCAGTATCACTCTTTACGTTGAGTATATCGCCAGATTGTAATACAACCTTTGCACCGCCATCCAATACTTGTAAAGCTGAACCTACTGGAATTGGGGCATCCTTAATGATATAGTAATCATCAGTGCCACCTGCACCAGTGATGTATACATCCATTAAGATTTGGGTAGTTGTAACATTAGCGATATTGATACCAATAAGAGCATCATCGGAGTTAGCGGTACGTAAAGCGACTTCACTTGTACCAACATTCCGTGCAATGTTTCTTTCAAAATCCTGTGCCATTTCATCTCCTAATTAAGATAAGTATAATTATACCATACTTTTATTCATTTGTCAAGTACTAAAGCGCAATTGCCATCGCCACTGCGAAGCCAGCCGTTGCACCTGCAGATGGTAAGTTAGTTAACTGTGACCCGTCTACTCCCGGCAATCTAGCAGAACCATCTAAAACAATCGCATTGCCAGCAGATGTTCCAGTGTCTAAAACTGCTGCTGTTCCTAGTCCAAGTGATGTACGTGCTGTACCTGCAGTCTCTAGTACAAAGTTAGAACCGTCACCTACAATAAAGCCACCATCTGTCACTGCTAGTCCAGCTACATCCTGTAACTGCGCATCAAGTCTTGCGTTAGCAATTGTACCTGTAAGCTGTGTAGCTACAATAGACTTGTTAGTAAGTGTCTGTGTAGCTGTAGTACCTACAATCTCCTGACTGCTACCCGCAGGTAATGTAAGTGTATTAGTTACACCAGCAGAGTGTGGCTGTGGCTGCACTGTCTGTGCATGAGCATTACTGCTTTCACAGTAAAACTTAACCTGTGAACGTGTACCTGTGCCTGTACGAATGTCTACAAGACCATCAGATATTGTAACACCGCCGCTAGAGCCATCACCGTCAAGGTTAACTTTACCTGAACCGTTAGGTAGTATGTCAATATCTCTATTGGAACTAGAAACAATGTCTCTTGCTAAAACATCTAAGTCACCACCTAATTCTGGTGAGGTATCATCTACGACTGCACTAATACCGCTTGATGCTGCGACAATGGCAGATACTGCAACTTTACGTAAAGCAGTGGCTGAGTTATCATACATCAACAGTAAGTCGTTAGAAGCATCTACAGTTGATTCTGCGGTCTGACCCGTAATTACAGTGGAGTCTACAGCAATATCATCAGCATTAGCAGTAATACCTGAACCGCCTACAACATTAAGTGTAACATCACCTGATGTACCACCGCCTGTCATACCTGCACCAGCAACTACAGAAGTAATGTCACCTACAGGTATAGCAGCTACAGAAGCATCTACGTAGGCTTTGATTGATTGTTGGGTAGCAAGATGAGTGGCACTGTCAGATGACATATCATCTTCATCTTTTATAGAAGTTCCACTTATTGTACTATTTAGTACGGCACTTGTCAAGGTTTTATTTGTTAATGTTTTTGTACTTTGTGCTAGATAGGTATCAAAAGTGTCTACTGATGTCTGGCGCATTGTGCCATTGTCATTAGTTAAGATACCATCACCACCAGCTACGGCTGTTGTACCTACAGTAGAGCCACCGTCTGTTAGGTTAAGTTCTGCTGTTGTAGCTGTAACACCGTCAAGGATGTTTAACTCAGCAGTGGTAGAGGTTACACCATCTAATATATTTAGTTCTGCTGCTGTTGATGTAACGCCATCTAATATGTTAAGTTCTGCAGTGGTGGCTGTAACACCATCCATGATGTTCAACTCTGCTGCAGTAGCTGAGATAGCTGTACCGTTAAGGTCAATTGCATCTACATATGCAACACCATCTATGTACAGGTCTTTCCATTCTGCAGAGGAACTACCAATGTCACGTGTATTGTCAGCATCAGGTATTAGGTCAGCACCAAGAGTACCAGATACAATTACGTTACCTGATAGCGTCATAGTACCAGCTATGTTAGCTGCACCAGCTAGATGTAATTCTTTAAACTTTAAGCTACTAGACCCAATGTCTACATCATTAGTTGTTACAGGAAGTATTGCCCCGTCTTGAAAACGTAGTTGTTCTACAGTAGAACCTGCACCACCCGCATCTACAAAAACACCTATGCGATTATTTGTATCATCTACAACGACTTTATTAAGTGGTGTAGCAACTCCGGGGTCTCCAATCAATCCTATGACTGGACCCTCTGCTGCTGTACCATCGTGCTTGTGACCTGTTGTATTTACAAATGCTGAAAGTATTTGGTTAAATTCATTATTACTGTCGGCAGCATTGATAATATCACCATCTGCAAAACTGGACTGTCTGGTATAACCTGCCATTAATTATCTCCTTGCGTCTGCCGCAAACTCTAGTTGAAATCCCTTTAGGGCGTATGGTGCTGATGTGCCTCTATCGTTAACCCGTAGTGCTACAGCAAATCCACTACCCTCAATTGGTTGTCTAATGAGTGGGTTAGACTGTCCACCGTATGTTGCAGTACCATAAACTGAACTTCCATACACCGCAACTACTGTAGAACTGTCAAAGGGATACGCTGCTGGTCTAGCCACATTAGGTGCTTCGTAGTCATAACGTACAAACAAGTCTGCGTTCACTGCTGCTTCAGGTGCGTAGTTAATAATTACACGCTGAAATGACTTACGTAAACCTGCATCGCCCATAGTCAAATCAGGAGAACGATACTTACCAGTTACACTATTACCGTCAAAGTTATTGCCTTTTTCTTGCCTATACACGTAGCCATCAAAGTCACCATGTAAAACTATACTCTCACCTGATGCTACTACACTATCTGTGCAGTTAGGTCTTATACCCTTTAAATCTGCAAACTCGTAGCTATCACCTTTACGTACACACATAATCCCTGTAGTGGTAGCACGAGGAGTTTCTGCATTAGATAAGAATATTCTGTACTGCGTTTTGTCTGGTATGACTACGCTTTCA